GTATGCGCTATAAAGTTGATGGTCTGCGTAACGGTATTGATGTTACAACCACGCCCGAAGGCTTTAAGTTTACCTATGAGCAATTTGTTAAGGAAGCGGGTAGCAGCGTTGCTAAGGGGCGATTATACGGCTTAATTCAGGCGTCAACTTATGACAATGAGTTAAACCTACCTGATGATTATATTGAGTCACTGCGCGAGTCGTATCCGCCGCAGCTGATTGAAGCCTACCTAAATGGTCAGTTTGTTAACTTGGCAAGTGGCGCGGTTTATCCTGAGTTCGATCGAAAACTCAATCACACTGACGCCACAATTGAGTCAGGCGAAGTGCTGCATATCGGCATGGATTTTAACGTGCTTAAGATGGCAGCCGCGGTCAACGTCATTCGAGACGGTTTGCCGCTGACACTGGATGAGCTGACAGGCGTTAGAGATACGCCAACGATGGCTAAGCTGATTAAAGCGCGCTTTGGTGATGAGCATAAAATTATCATTTATCCCGATGCGTCAGGTCAAAATACATCGTCAAAAAACAGCAGCGAATCAGATCACACGATTTTGCGCGAGGCAGGATTTAGCGTTTATGTTAATAGCACAAACCCTGCGATTAAAGACCGTGTAAATGCCTTTAACGCCATGATATTAAACAGCAAGGGCGAGCGCCGTTACCGTATTAACACTCACAAATGCCCTGATTTGACCGAGGGGCTTGAGCAGCAGATTTACGATAAGTTTGGTATGCCGGATAAGACGGCGGGGGTGGATCACGTTAACGACGCCCAAGGCTATTTTATAAGCCACACTTACCCGATTGTTAAGCCGGTCACCAACACGTCAATGATAATGAGTTTATAACATGCCAATTAATACCTTACATCCTCAATACGTGGCGCTTGCACCGCGTTGGCAGCGCATGACTGACGTTTGCAACGGCGAGGACGCGGTTAAAACTAAGGGCGAAAAATACTTGCCTCGCGCCAACAGCGACTTGGACACGCCGGAAGCTTTGGCGCGTTATGAAAACTACAAAGCGCGCGCGGTATTTGTTGAGGTGACAAAAGACACGCTTGATAAATATACAGGTCAGGCGTTTAAAGATGATCCGGTGCTCAACGTCAATAAGCAGCTCGATTACATGAAACGCGATGCCAACGGAGGCGGATTGTCTATCTATCAGCTTGCCCAAAAATGTTTTGAAGCGCAGCTTGAACGTGGGCGATTTGGTCTGTTTGTGGATTATCCGGCAACGAGCGGCGAAGTAAGCCTAGCAGAGGTGGAAAGAAAAGCACTGCGACCAACGATCAATTTTTACAAGCCTGAAGATATTATCAACTGGAAAACGACCACGATTGGCGGTAAGACTATTGCAACGCTAATTGTGCTCCATGAAATGGTGCATGACGCTGACCCTGATGATATTTTTGCCACGGTCACGGTTGAGCAGTGGCGCTATCTAGGGCTTGATGATATTGGTTATTTTGTTGAAGTTTGGCGCAAAGCGACGCCTGAACAACAAGGTGATAAGGACGGCTTTATTCAAGTTGATAAGCGTGTCTATCCAACCCGTAGTGGCGGTCAATATTGGGACAGGATACCCTTTATTATCGGCGGCTCAGATAGCAACGACTGGTGCGAGCAAAACATACCGCTTGAGTCTTTGGCTAAAGTTAACTTGGCGCATTACCGCAACAGCGCGGCTTATGAGGACAGCGTATTTTACTGCGGTCAGGTGCAAGCTTGGATGAGCGGAGTCAGCGAGCAGCGGCTTAAATACTTTGAGGAACAAAAAATCCGCATTGGCAGCGGCATGATGCTAATGCTTGAGGCTAACGGTCAGTTTGGATTTGAGCAGGCGCAGCCGAATACCTTAGCTGGTGAAGCGATGGATAAAAAATACTTGGTCATGCAGGAGCTTGGCGCCAAGTTGTCCGAAGCCAAAACGGTGCAAAAGACAGCGACTCAGTCAAACCATGAAGCCAGTGTTC